ACAAACGCCAACGACGTGCACGTAGACAACTGCTTGATCGACGGGCTGGACTTCACGCCTATCCACGGGATTAGGCAGGATAACGGCGACGTGATGAAGGTCACGGCGACTAACCTTGACATGACACGAATGGACACCGTGGGGCACAACACCTGCCACACTACCATTGACCGCGTGCATTATTACGATGTCGGGGGCGATCCATTGAAAGTCGGGACTGGTAGCTTGCCAACACGCGTCCGCAATTCGTTTGGCCACCGCTATGGTATCCAAGACGCAGCGCACGGCGATGGTATTCAAATGGCCTCTGGGGATGTGCGCAACGTGGTGCTGTACAATACAACTTTGTACCTCCCCGGCCCTGCGAGTATCTATGACCAAGGCACACTAGGAAGCAACATCGGGTTCTACATTACGTGCACCCAGCCAAATGACTACCTCGAAGACATCTACGCTATCGGGGGTATTCTGGTAGGTCGTAACGCCTCGGCTGCGTTTAACGCGGAAGGGGCGAACTCGGTTGTAAATTGCTGCGGAGTTATTAACGCCCGTCTGGGTGGTGCTGTTTATTCAGGCAACCCTCCTTCACAGCCCGGCAATGCGGGTGCGCATCCCGGAGAAATCCAGTTGCCTAGCAACGACGGAGGGCGTTTGACCAACATCCTTGTTTGGAACAACCGCTTACCCGACGGCAGCCGCGCTCACTTGGACGGGGCGTTTGCGCTGCAATTGGGTTTGGTCGGCTACAACGGCGAGAGCGACACGTTTGGGCAAACATATGGTGCCTGCGGGGTTATCGAGTACGACCCTGCCATCGCTACGCCTGCGTTTATCGACATCCTTAGAAAGCTCGGAGAAGAGCACGGCGTTGAGACAGTGGACAGCAGCGGCAATGTCGCAACGCGGTTTATCATCTCGACGGCAGCATAACCACATATTCAGGGGCTGGACTAACATCCGGCCCCTGTTAGGAGAAATGGCCGTGAGCCTAGAACATCACGCCTCCGAGAGCATTTACGCAGCTGGCAAAGCCTCGCCTGCGTTGGCCGTAACCGGAGCAACAGTAGCAGGCGTAGACCTGCAGACATGGGTGCTTATTGCTACCCTACTTTACACGGTCTTGCAGGTCGCACTGCTCGTGTACAATTTTATCAAAGACCGATTAACAAAGGAAGATTAAATGGCAGCCACAGACAAGGCGCTAGGTACCCTTCACCAGAAGCTCGCTGAAGTTCTTAGCGAGGCCCTCGACGGCACTAACGTCGAAGGCTGGGAAGACCCAGAGTCGGGTGAGGTGATCGAAGCGCAAAACATTCCGCCAAGCGCCTCTGTTCTAACGGTTGTCGCTAAGTTCCTTAAAGACAATGAAGTCACCTGTGACGTACAGCAGAACGACGAGTTGGCGGACATGACAAAGCGTCTGCGAGAGAAGCAGCAAAAGCTGAGCTCTGCGGACCTGTCGTCCATCAAAGACCACAGCAGCTTTATGGGTAGCGCGTAATGGCACGCGAAACCTCGGAAGCTGCGCTGCTGCGTTGGCGGACCCTAGAGGTTCTCCAGCAGGTGTACGCGTCTTTCGATAGTTTTCTTCTGGCGGGGATGGATCATCTGGGTTTCCAGACCAGCCCCGTCCAGAGGGACATCGGCTCATTCATTGAGCACGGGCCTCAGTACTGCATGGTACAGGCTCAGCGCGGACAAGCGAAAACAACTATCACAGCACTGTACGCAGTATGGTGCCTCATTCACCGCCCCAACCACCGTGTGCTGATCCTGTCAGCTGGTGGTAAACAGGCGAACGAAATCTCTACCCTAATCGTCCGGCTTATTATGACCATGGACGGTCTGGACTGCCTACGACCGGACTCCACCAACGGGGACCGGACATCGGTGGAAGCCTTTGACGTACACTACACGCTCAAGGGCATCGACAAATCGCCATCAGTGGCCTGCATCGGTATTACCGGTAACCTTCAAGGTAAGCGTGCAGACCTCCTGATCCCGGATGACATCGAAAGCTCCAAGAACGCACGGACCGCGACCATGCGGGAGCTGCTCATGGACCTCACCCGGGACTTTACCTCAATCTGCGCAACGGGGCGTATCCTGTATCTGGGTACACCACAGTCGCAGGAGAGTATCTACAACACCCTACCGGCGCGTGGCTTCACGCTGCGCATCTGGCCGGGACGGTATCCTACCCACGAACAGAGAGAGCATTACGGAAACATGCTCGCTCCATACATCGCCTCCAAATTGGAG